CAACAGGGTACTTCAGGCACTTCAGCAGGAACTTCTCTGGGAAGATCAGATAGGGATCAGCAAGGTACTTCAGGCACTTCAGCAGGAACTTCTCCGGGAAGATCAGATAGGGATCAGCAAGGTACTTCAGGCGGGTCAAATGCAACCCGTCGTGCAGAGGGTGGTTTGATTAGCAAGCCCCAAAAAACTTCCCGTAACAAAAAAGGTCTTGCCTCCTAACCAAGACTGTGCTATACAAACAATAAGGCTACCCAGCCAAGGCTGGCCCCAACATAAAGGATAAAGAATGTCTGTAACTAAAGTCTACGTTGATTCCTCTTTCAGCAGCCGTAACCGTAAACGTATCGAAGCTGAAGAAAAAGAACTTGAAGAGCTTATTAATAAAACAAAGGCCCCAGAAGAAGAGCCTAAGGAAGAAGTAGAGGTTAAGACCCAAGAGGCTGAGCCTGAACCTAACGACCCGGAAGAGAAGTCTTTTAAGAAACGCTATGGTGATCTGCGTAGACACCTCTCTGAGAAAGAAAAAGAGTGGGAGACAAAGTTTGAGGAGTTGAAGAACTCTGTGTCACCCAGTGCCCGTATTCTGCCCCCTAAGTCTGATGAGGATATTGCAGCTTGGGCAAGAAAGTACCCTGATGTTGCCTCTATTGTTGAGACGATTGCAACTAAGAAAGCAGAAGAAAAGCTCTCTCAGTACAAAAACAAGTTTGATGAATACGAGAAGATGTCTGTTGAGGCTGTGCGGAACAAGGCCCTTGATGCTATCCGAGTGTCTCACTCCGACTTTGATGCTCTCCGTAAGTCTGACGAGTTCCACAATTGGGCAGAAGAACAACCTAAGTGGGTTCAGGATGCTCTCTATGAGAACGAAGAAGATGCCCGTGCAGTGATCCGTGTTCTTGACCTATACAAAGTCGATAAGGGTTTGACCCCCTCGGCTCTCAAGGCAAAGAACAAAGAAGCTGCATCTCTCGTTCCGACCAAGACCAAAGCCAATGTGGACTTCGATAAGGACGGTGAGAAGATTTACGAATCCCGTGTTGCTAAGATGAACATGGATGAATACGCCAAGAACGAGAACAAGATCATGGAAGCTATCCGCAAGGGTAATTTTGTGTACGATCTCTCTGGCGGTGCAAGATAGTTCTTGACAAGTAAGGACTTCTTCATATAACTACCATCAAATAGCTGTGGCCTCTCAGTGACACCCATGGCTATTTGTTTTCCCTTAAAGCTTAACCATCAAGTAAGACTTACCTGACCAAGTACAGGCCCATATTCTTTGAACCGTAACTGATCCTTATAGTTCATAGACGATGCACCCTAGAATCCCGTCAGCCTCTTATAGACATGTTTTGCTTCTAATCAAAGCCAAATATCATAGGAGGATTTTCTCATGGCTTTCCAAACTGCTGCTGGCTGGTCGAACCTGCCCAACGGTAACTTCTCTTCGGTCATCTACTCGAAGAAAGTTCAACTCGCTCTCCGTAAAGCAACTGTGGTTGGTGACATCACTAATTCGGATTACTTCGGTGAAATCTCGGCTCAGGGTGATACCGTCCGTATCATCAAAGAACCGGAAATCTCGGTCTCGGCCTATGCACGTGGCACCCAGATTCAAGCTCAAGACCTCGACGACGAAGACTTCTCGCTGGTTATCGACAAGGCCAACTACTTCGCCTTCAAAGTTGATGACATCGAAGAAGCTCACTCGCACGTCAACTTCATGGACCTTGCTACCAACCGTGCGGCTTACCGCTTGGCTGACCAGCATGACCAAGAAGTTCTGGGCTACCTGTCGGGCTACAAGCAGGCCGCTCTGCACACCAACGCTGGTACTGTGAATGACGTTGTGAATGGCACCAAAGCTATCACCACGGCTGGCTCGGACGAACTGCTGGCTTCGATGAAGCTCTCGCGCCCCTCGTTTGGCAACATCACCACGGCTGGTAGCGTTGGGGACTCGATCCCGGTTGCTGCTCGTCTTCCGGGTGCTAGTGCCCTCCCGACCACTCACGTCTCGCCCGTCATGCTGATTAACCGCATGGGCCGTCTGCTCGACCAGCAGAATGTGGACAAGACTGGCCGTTGGTTGGTGATTGACCCCGTGATGATGGAAGTCCTGATGGACGAAGATTCGCGCTTCCTGAATGCAGATCAGGGCGAGTCGGGTGCTCTGCGTAACGGTCTGGTTCTGACGAACTGGAACGGTTTCCGCGTCTACGTGTCGAACAACCTGCCGCAAGTCGGTACTGGTTCGTCCTTCGTGGGTAACTCCAGCGCACAGTCCACGAACTACGGTGTGATCGTTGCTGGTCATGACTCGGCTGTGGCTACCGCTGAGCAGATCAACAAGACCGAAACCTACCGTGACCCGGACTCGTTCGCTGACATCGTGCGTGGTATGCACCTGTACGGTCGTAAGATTCTGCGCCCGGAAGCTCTGACGGTTGCTCGTTACAACCTCGCCTAATATAGACCCTAGGGTATCCCTCTGTGGGGTACCCTTAACCGCCATAGGAAAGGACACTTAAATGGCTACTGTTACCACTCTTGCGGGCGGGTCTGTTGATGGCTTCACCGCTGGGCGTATGCCCTACTTCAAAGAAGTCTTGGTTGACTTCGCTGCTGCTGCTACTGCTAAAGGCTCGGCTCTGGCTGCTGCTGACGTTATCGAAGCTATCTCGGTTCCCACCAATACCATGATCCTGAATGCTGGCTTCGAGGTTATCACCGCTGCTGGTGGTGAGTCGAATGACAACACTCTGGACCTCGGCACTGGTGTGGATGCTGACGTTTTCGTTGACGGTTTCGACCTTGACGCTGCTGCTGCTGGCGCTTATGCTCAGAACGCTGCTGCCTTCCAGCCCCTCGTGGTTGGTGGTACTGCTGACACCATTGACCTGACGATTGCTACCGCTACGACTGCCCCGACCTCGGGTGTTGTTCGTGTGTTCGCAGTTCTGATGGACATTGATGCACGTAAGATCGCTGCAGAAGTTGACCGCGACACTCTCGCATAATTAAAACATTAGGGTGTCCTCTAGGGGGCACCCTTCACTTTTATCTGTAAAGGATAGGCAACGTGTCAGCTTACAATTTTCTTGGCCTTGTGAATGATGTAAATCGTAGGCTCAATGAAGTAGAGTTGACATCCAGCAACTTTGCTTCTGCTGTTGGCTTCTATTCTTCTGCTAAAGACTCCATTAACTCTGCCATTCAGTACATTGGTCAGAGTCAGTTTGAGTGGCCCTTCAACCACGTGTTGCAAGAGGTAACCCTGACTCCCGGTACAATCAGATACGCATACCCCAGCGACACAAAGACGATTGACTTTGACACCTTCAGGGTTAAGCGTAACGATACTTTCAATAACACTACCCAGAAGCTCCGTATCATCTCTTACGAAGACTACCTAGAAAACTATGTAGACGATGAGTATAACACTACGAACACCTCCATCAGGAGCCTTCCTCAGAGAGTGTTCAGAACTCCCGACCAGAAATTTGGGGTTCATCCCGCACCGGACAACGCATATGAGTTGGTGTACGAATACTACAGAGTTTCAGTCGATCTAACTAACGCCACAGATGTGCCCACACTGCCAGAACAGTTTCGCTCTGTTATTGTAGATGGTGCTATGTACTACGCGTACACCTTCCGTGGCAACACTCAGGATGCTACCCTGCACTTGCAAAAGTTTGAGGAAGGCATTAAAGACATGAGAACCCTCTACATCAATCGTTATGACTATGTAAGAGACACCCGTGTTATGAGAAACATTTCTAACAACATGCGGGTTGGGTAATATGCCAACGACATGGGAAACTTTTCCTATTGAAATTAAGGGGGGTCTTGTCACAAACATTTCTCCTCTCCAACAGGGTATTACCGCACCGGGAACAGCCAGACGATTGAACAACTTTGAGCCATCCATTGAGGGTGGTTATAAGCGTATTCTGGGCTACACTAAGTTTGACAGTGCCTTTGTCCCGCCTTATGGTGAACCTGTTGTACAGGGTAGTGGTCAGACGGGCACAACTCTTGTTATCGCAAACATCTTTGAAACCCCAGCCATCGGGAATACCTTTACTGTTGCAGGTGTGACTGGGACATACACTATTGTCGAAGTTACTTTTAACAGCACCTCTAAGAATGCCACCCTGACGCTGAGTGCTTCTTTGGCATCCTCCCCTGCAGACAAGGCGGCAGTAACTTTTTCCAACACACAGAGCCTGATAGAGGGTATTGTATATTATCGTCAAAGGGCCTTGGTGTCTCGCGGTGGAAACATCTGGGAATCAGACGGCACTGGTTGGGTTAGAATTAATAAACCTGTCTACGGCACTGTCCTTGTCAATGGTGGAAGCCAAACAGGCACAAGCCTTATCATTGATGGCCTTACTGGAACCCCTCAGATTGGTGATACCTTTACTGTAGCAGGCATCGAAAAAGTCTACACTATTACCAGCGGCGTTACAGTAACATCTGGTGGGGCAACTCTTACCATTACTCCTGCACTAGCATCCTCTCCTGCAAACAACGCTGCAATTACCTTTCTGAGTACAGACACGTCTCTCGGTGGTAAGATGCGGTTTGAGCGTTACTCCTTCACTGGGACTTCTACTCTTGCTGGTGTTGACGGAACTAACTACCCATTCAAGTACGATGGAACTACCTTTACGGTAATGACTGGTGCGCCGTCAGACATCCTTGGTGCCACTCATGTTGCTGAGTTCAAGAACCAACTCTTCTTTGCAAAAGACAACGCTCTTGTATTCACCGCACCCTACACAGACACTGAATTTTCTGTCGCTCTTGGTTCAGGCGTTATCACCACACCGCACGTAATCACTGGTCTGATTGTTTTTAGAGAGCAATTGATTATTTTCAGTACCAACCAAATCCACAGACTGGTGGGCAACACTATCGCAGACTTCCAACTACAGCCCATCTCATTGGACATTGGTTGTGTAAGAACAGACACTATTCAGGAAGTCGGTGGTGACATTGCTTTCCTTGGTCCTGATGGTGTAAGACTCCTGAGTGCTACGGATCGTATTGGTGACTTTGGTTTTGCTGTGGCTTCCCGTCCCATCCAATCTGAAGTAGACTCTCTCGTTTCTGGGAATACCAGCTTTACTTCTTGCGTAATCCGTGGTAAAAATCAGTACAGAATGTTTGGATACGCTGCAAGCAGAACACCTGAGACTTCTCTTGGAGTTCTTGCTACACAGTTTGTAGATCAGACTGCACAAGGGATGGCTTGGGCTGAAGTCAACGGCATCTTGGCTTACGTTGCAGACAGTATCTACTCCGCTGCAGACGGCTCTGAAACAATCCTGTTTGCGAATAGAGATGGGTACACTTACCGAATGGAGTCTGGCAACAGCTTTGATGGTGAGGCTATCCGTGCCCAGTACTTTACCCCACACCTGCCACTCACTGATCCCAGAGTACGTAAGACTTTCTACAAACTGACAACATACGTCAACCCAGAGGGTTCTATCTCGGGCACAGTGGCACCAAAGCTAAACTTCGACCAGTCTGGCACAATTCAGCCCCCACCCATTGGACTAGAAAATACTGCAGACAGTCCCTTCTTTTATGGCTCTGCTGTCTTTGGAACCGCTCAGTATGGTGGAAGACTTACCTACTCCTTCTCTGCTCAGATGATTGGTTCTGGGCTTACTATCAGTCTCCAGTATGCTTTTGAGAGCATTACACCCCCCTTCTCTTTGGATGCTATTA